AAACTAACACAGGTCCATGGTGTGGTAAAGGTGCGTGGCACAGGATCCGCTACCATTGCGCTTGCAACTGATCTGAAGAAGTCTTCAGAAACTCAATCTTCACCAAAGGCGAACATTCGCACTATTCATTGGGCGTGTTCGGTTGGATCTACAGCAACTGTGACTAGAAATAGTCAGGTTCTTTATTATCTGTCAGGAACAGGTAAGATGGAATTTATGGGTTGGTCAGATAATGAAGAAAATGGATCAGATATTGTTGTTGATTTTTCCAGCGGAACTGGGGCAGTAGTTCTAGAACTCGCTAAGGTTTCAGGATATGGTCCGCAGCAACACCAAAATGCGCCTCTGGATACAGACGGCAATGGTTATGACGGAGGAACATTAGGATGAAACTAATTACTGAAGTAAACGAGAACGTTCGTTACATCGCAGAAGAAAAAGATGGTAAGAAGGCGCTTTATATTGAAGGCGTTTTCCTGCAGTCAAATCTAAAAAACCGTAACGGTCGTATGTATCCTGCCGAAATTATGGAAAAGGAAGTTACTCGTTACATGAAAGAGGCAGTCGAATCAAGACGTGCCTTTGGTGAATTGGGTCACCCCGATGGACCAGCAATTAATTTAGATCGCGTATCCCATATCATCACAGAACTTCGCCGCGATGGCGATAACTGGGTTGGTAAAGCAAAGATCACAGACACTCCCATGGGCAAAATTGCTCAAGGTTTGATTGAGTCTGGCGGTCAATTAGGTGTTTCTTCTCGCGGACTCGGATCGCTAAAAGAAAATAACGATGGAGTTCAAGTTGTTCAAGACGACTTCCATCTAGCAACCGCTGCTGATATTGTAGCAGACCCATCTGCTCCAGATGCTTTCGTTCGCGGAATCATGGAGAATAAAGAATGGGTAATTGTAAATGGTGTTTGGACTGAACAACATTGCGATATGTCTAAGAAAGTTATCAGGAAAGCGAGCAAAAGAGAACTGGAAGAAGCAAAACTGCAAGTCTTCCAACGTTTCTTGTCTCATCTTTCATCAAGATAAATTTTTATAAATAAAATACTAAGTTTCGAAACTAGGAGAAAACAATGAGCGTTGAAAACAAAATCAGAGAGTTGCTGAATAAAAAGCAACTATCAGAAGGCGTTGTTTCCGAAGCTACTGCTGGTGACACCAAGAATCCAACTCAAGGTTCTTCTGAAGGAAGTCCTGCTGCAGGTGATCTTGGCGCTGGTGGCGTTAACAAGGATTCATCGATCCCTTCTAAGACTGCTGGTGATCAATCTTCACCAATGCAGGGTTCTTCGCAAACTGCACCACACGATGACCGCAACGAAGATGATGCGAATCAGGGTGCAATTTCCGCTAAGACAATTACAAAGGATGACTTAATGGCACATAATGCTGGAACACCAGGCGATGCGCCAAACTTTACAACAGTTGCCGATCCTGCTTCAGTGGTTAACCAAGGCAGTTCAAAGGGTAACGTTCAGCAAGAAGAAACAGAATTCGATGACGAAGATCTTCTTGACGAAGACGGCGATGAAGACGGCGACGAAGATGATCTAGAAGACGATTTTGACGACGAGGACGAAGATCTTGAAGAAGACTTCGCTGCCGAACTCGCAACACTATTTGACGGTAATGAAGACCTGTCGGAAGAATTCCGTGGCAAGGCATCATCGCTTTTCGAAGCAATGGTAACTGCTGCTGCTAACGTCAAGGTTGCTCAGATTGAAGAGCAACTCGTAGAAGAAGCAGCATCGCTCATGGAAGAATATAAGCAAGACCTCGTTGATAAGGTTGATGCTTATCTGACATACGCTGCTGAGCAGTGGGTTGCTCAAAACGAACTGGCAGTTGAAAACGGCCTTCGTGCAGACATTACCGAATCCTTTATCGATGGATTAAAGGGTCTGTTTGCTGAGCACTATATTGACATTCCAGAAGAGAAATATGATGTGCTTGGTGAAATGCAATCTCAGATCGACGAACTTGCGTCGAAACTGGATGAAACTGTTTCTGCTAATGTAGAACTGCACGCTGCCAATATCCAACTTCAGAAAGAAAGTGTTCTTGCTAAGGTAACAGAAGACCTTGCAAAGACTGACGCTGAAAGATTTGCTGGTATTGTCGCTGATGTAGAATTCGAGAATGCAGAGATTTTCGAAGAGAAGTTGTCAGTAATTAAGGAAAACTATTTCCCAACTAACAACACTCTGTCGGAAGAAGCACTACAAGATAGTGTTGAAAATGAGTTCGTCGATAATACTATCATGTCGAAATACGCTCAAGCAATCAGCAGAATGACTGCTTAAATACGAAATTATTATAAATAAAAAAGTTGATAATAAAAATCACCTTATAAGGAGAAAACTAAATGTTTCTTTCAGAACAATTACAAAAGAAGTGGGAACCAGTTCTGAACCACGAAGGTCTCGGCGCAATTGCTGATCCTTACAAGCGTTCGGTTACTGCAGTCGTTCTCGAAAACCAGGAGAAGGCTCTTCGCGAAGAAAAGGCTGCTCTTTTCGAAACTCACGCAAACGCAACTGGCGCAGCGATTGACAACTACGATCCAATCCTGATCTCGCTTGTTCGTCGTGCTCTTCCAAACCTGATGGCATATGACGTTGCTGGCGTTCAACCAATGTCAGGTCCAACTGGTCTGATCTTCGCAATGAAGTCACACTACAGTGCACAAGACGGTGACGAAGCTCTGTTCAACGAAGCAGACACCGACTTCTCGGGTACAGGAACTCACGCTGGTTCAAACCCAGTTGACGGTTCTTACACCACAGGTACTGGTATTGCTACTGCTGACGCTGAAGATCTTGGTAACCCATCGGGTACTGACTTCAATCAGATGGCATTCTCAATCGAGAAGACAACTGTTACTGCTAAGACACGTGCTCTGAAGGCAGAATACACTGTCGAACTCGCACAGGACCTGAAGGCAATTCACGGTCTTGACGCTGAGTCGGAACTGTCGAATATCCTTTCGCAGGAAATTCTGGCAGAAATCAACCGCGAAGTTATCCGCACAATCTATAAGGTTGCTAAGACAGGCGCTGCTTCGACTGCAACTGCTGGTACTTTCGACCTTGACGTTGACTCAAACGGTCGTTGGTCGGTTGAGCGTTTCAAGGGTCTTCTGTTCAACATCGAACGTGACGCTAACGTAATCGCTCAAGACACCCGTCGTGGTAAGGGTAACTTCATTATCTGTTCGTCAGACGTTGCTGCTGCTCTTGCAATGGCAGGTATGCTTGACACAGGTGGTGCGCTTTCTGGTTCGCCTTCTCTGAATGTTGACGACACAGGCAATACCTTTGCTGGTACTCTGAACGGTCGCTATAAGGTATTCGTTGATCCTTACTCAGCAAACACTGGCGCTGCATCGCAGTTCTATGTTGTTGGTTATAAGGGTGCTAACGCTTATGACGCTGGTCTCTTCTACTGCCCATACGTTCCTCTACAAATGGTTCGTGCGATGGATCCAAATACTTTCCAACCAAAGATTGGATTCAAGACACGTTATGGCATGATTGCTAACCCATTCGTTCTGAAGTCGGACGGCACAACTGACGGTGACTCGTTCACTGCAAACCGCAACCACTACTATCGTCGCGTTAAGGTTACAAACCTTATGTAATCGATACCTCTCCATTAGAGAGAGGGTTGCCAAGAAACTGGGGGGAGCAGAAATGCTCTCCCCTTTTTCATTATAAATAGTATGCAAAAGAGAGGACTTTATGGCGTTATCCAATACATCAAACGTAATTGAAGCGAATTGGTCGAACACGCAACCAAGCGATCTCGATTATCTGAAACCAAATGGATTTAAGTTTCAGATTCATATCTTGCCGAATGTATCATACTTCTGTCAGGCAGCAAACATTCCTGCGTTTAGTATCGGGTTTACGACAACTGATACGCCGCTATCTCCACTGTTCAATCCTGGAGAGAAACCAGCGTATGGTGATTTAATAATTCGTTTCCTCATCCAAGAAAATATGGCGAATTACATCGAACTATATAATTGGTTGGTAGGTTTATCATTCCCAGAAAACCACGAGCAATATCGTAGTTGGCAAAAGAGGCAGGCGTATCGTTTTCCTGCAGTTCCTGAGCATAGACTCGGCGCAGTGACAAATTTCTCAGACGCAGATTTCTTCATTCTGGATTCGGATAATAATCCAAACGTAAAAATCACATACTACGACCTGTTCCCAACAAGTCTTGAAGCATTAGACTTCGACATCTCAAGCGGCAACGTCGATTATCTTGTAGGTATTGCTGCTTTCAAATATAGGCATTATACTATAGAAACTCTCTAAATTATTTTTTTATAATGGTGATTAATGAAACTAACTGAAATTCAAGAAATGTGGTCAAAGGACAGCAAGATCAACGACCTAGATCTTGGTAAATCTTCCACTCAAACTGCCGAACTTCACGCGAAATATCTGAACCTTCTTACGAGTA